GGTAAATATTATGCTTTTGCTCAAGCCGGTGGCGGTGGCGGAGGTGGTGGAACCCTTAATGCTAACGGAGGATCCGGTGGTGAAGGTGGTTTTGGTTTATGGTCAGGTAATGTTGCAGCAAGCACGCCTTATTCTTACGCTGTAGGCGGACCAGGAAGTGGTGGTCCAACAATTAATAATTCTAATGGAACTCCTGGTGGAGCAGGAGGAGCGACTAACATAACTGGTTTATTTACAGCTAACGGAGGTAACGGTGGAACTGGCGGCCCAAGAGGTGCTTTTCCCGCTGGAAGTCCAGGTAATAATGGAACTGCCCCTGGAGCTAATAGTTCTTTGCCTACTCAAAATTGGTTAGCAGGAAATGACGTTGCACAAAAGGGTAATGCTGGTTCCCGATCAAGTCCTACTTCAACCAGTCCTGCTCCATCTGGTGGTCCAGGTTCTTTAATTTTTTACGATGACGGAGGACAATAAACATGGCTTATTTAATAGTTAATGATCAAAATTGTGTGTATAAAATAGCTGAAAACGATACAGATAAAAACAATTTAAATTGTACTTTTCCTCCTTACACAACAATAAATATTTCTGATGCTGATTTTTTAAAAGTTAAACAAAATTTAGCTGATATAAGTATTTCTGACGGATCAGCAACTTTTACAGATAGAATTGATCCAGATAGATCAATAACAGAAGAAGATGTAAAAGATCAACATAAAAATATTATAAAATGTATTAGACAATTTTTAAGATATAATCCTTCTAATCCTTTTTACACATCCTGTCAAAATTATTGCAATTATTTAGAAACACTAGATTATTCAAGTATTACTTTTCCCTTAAATAAAACTTGGGAACAGTATTGTGAAGATAATTCAATAGCTTATTTCCATCCTTTACAAATACCATAAACTTTTATATTTGCTTTTTTAGTTATTTACGTGTATAGAAGTTATTAGATTCTTAAGTATCTTTTTATAGTTGGGAAAATAAAAAAAATGCTAAATTATAAGTTTATTAATAACGAATTAATTGAAACAGTTTTGCCTGTAGAAATACTTGAAGAAGTAAAACAATGGAAAAATGAATGTGATAAAATAAAAAACCATCCTTTAAAATTGTTAAAACAGCATGATAATATAGGAACCGGTAACAATGATTATCAAGTAAGTGTACCAAATAATTTAATAGAAAACTCTTATTGGTTAGCGTATGTGTTACGTTTATGTGCTAAAACATTAGGGGGTATTCATAGAAATTATTATCTAAGAAAATGGGAGGGTCATTTTGATAATTATGATATCTGGATAAATTATTCCTACAAAGGTAATTCTAACCCAGAACACAATCATTCTGGTTTTTTATCAGGAGTTATATATTACGAAAATAATGATGACTCAACAATATTTACAGAAAATAATTTTATTTATAAAGGAAAAAAGGGTAATATGATTTTGTTTCCATCTAATAAATTACATAAAGTAGAGAAACAAAAAGAAGACTATGAAAGAATAACTTTTGCTTTTAATATAAATAAAAAAGAAATATAAATAATAGAAAATTATGTTTGAAAATATAATTAAATTTAGAGCTAATAAAGAATATATTAAACATTATACAGAATGTTTACCTATTCCATCTAAAATAAATATTCCAGAATGGTATAAAAAATTAGAGCATAATATCGCTAATAAAACTGTTAAAGGATGTATGCCCTTTTTAGATTCTCTAACTGCTGGATATATTCTTAGAATGCCAATTGATTATTTTTTAGTTCATAATATTCAACATGAAAATGAACAAAAAACAGGGATGGAGTCTGGAGTAGGAAGATTACAAAAATTTGAAATTTCTAAAGAAATAAATTTAAATTATGGGCAACAAGAACTGCATAGTACTCAGCAACTAAAAGATTCACCACTTGTAGAAAAAAATAAAAATCTTCCTGTTCACAAAATTTTAAATCCTTGGATAATACAAACTCCTCCAGGATACTCATGTTTATTTTTACCACCTATGAATAATACTGATGATAGATTTTCAATTATACCTGCTATAGTTGACACAGATACTTTTAATGAGGAAATTAATTTTCCCTTTATAGTTAATGGAGATAAATACTCTACACTTGAAACAACTATTGAAATTGGAACACCTTACGTACAAGTTATTCCTTTTAAAAGAGAATCATGGAAAATGAAAATAGAGCCTATAGATATTAAAGAGAGACAATCAAATCATTTATCTAAAATAAAAAAAGTTTTACATAACTACAAAAACATGTTTTGGAATAAAAAATCATGGAAATAAATAGTTCGTTAGACAAATATATTAAAGTGTTTAACAACGTTATGCCTAATGTTGTTTTAGAAAATTTAATAAAGATTTGTAAAGAATCACCTAATTTTCAACAAGCCTCTATTATTGGAAATGATTCCAAAAATGTATTAGATACAAAAATAAGAAAAACTTTTACATGGGAAATGAAAAATATTGGAATAAAAAGTCTTACAGAAGTTCATTGGACAAATTTTTTATATAACGTGTTTAACAACTCGATAGACAGTTATTTAAAAAATATTGACGTAGAATCAAATTGGTGTGTTAGTGAAGTACAAATTTTAAAGTATAGTGTTGGAGGTTATTACAAGTTTCATGTAGATAACGCATTAAGCATACCTAGGACATATAGCTGTATTTTATTTTTAAATGATGATTATGAAGGAGGAGATCTAGTTTTTAAATTTCCAGGGGAAGATAATGAATATAAAATAAAAACTAAAAGAAATTCTGTAGTAGTTTGGCCAAGTAATTTTTTATATCCTCATTCAGTAAAGCCAGTTACTAAGGGGGAAAGGTATTCGGTTGTAGCATGGGCACGATAGGAAAAGATTTTAAATATAAAATAATTAAAAATTTTTTATCAAAAGATGAAATAGATTTATTAACTATTTTTTGTGATATGAAACATAGAACAAATTTAACTAATTTTGATTTCTGCTTAAATAATAACGCAGACACTATGTATTACGGTGAACCAATTTTTGATTCTTTACTGTTAAAAAAACAACAATTAATGGAAAAGGAAACTGGAAAAAAATTATTACCAACTTATGCTTTTTGGAGATGTTATACAAAATACTCTACATTAAAAAAACATAAAGATAGACCTTCTTGTGAAATAAGTGTTACAGTAAATATTAATGGAGATGGTACATCCTGGCCAATATTCATGGACGGTACTTCATTAAATTTAGAAACAGGAGACGCTGCTATTTATTTAGGTTGTGAGACAAAACATTGGAGAGAAGAATTTAAAGGAGATTATCAATTTCAAACATTTTTACATTATGTAGATGCGGAAGGTGAAAATAAAGAACACTACATGGATAAAAGAAAATATTGGGGATGCGAAAAGTGATATTCGATCAAAAAAAAGATGGTTCTTGTGAAATAATTTTTTCTGAAGAAGAAATTAAAATAATCACAAAATATAAAAAACTTTATCTAACACAAGAATTTTTAAGACATTTTTCTAATACTTTAGTTAATATGACTATAGAATTTAATAAAAAATTTGATGAGGAAACAAAACAATTAGCTACTTTTCCCAACACTGAAATAATAACCAATAAACCAAAAAAATAATGATTGATGAAATATTAGATTTACCAGTTCCTCACAGAATGAATGAAAAAATTATTAATTATTTAGGAGAGCAGGCATGGAACTATGTTGCTGATGCCTCAGAAGAAAGACATAAAGAACCTTTTTATAATATTGTATCAAATCCCTCACTAAAGGATGCTGGACAAGCAATTATTTCCTACAAGAAATATGGTGATTTTGTACCTAATAATACATTAAACTTTTTTGGAGATTATATTTTTTCTTTAATACAAGAAAGGTCTAATTTTAAAATAAAAGATGTGTCTAGATTTTATTGGAATTTATATACACCACAATCGGTATGTAAAGATCATACGGACCAACAAGATGTAGGTAGATATTTATCAGTTGTATATAACCTACACACTAATGACGGTGGAACCCAGGTACAAAACCAATTTATTCCTTCTAAAGAAGGTCAAGCTGTTATCTTTAGAAGTGAAAAAATACATAAAGGAATTAGTTCTAAAACAAGTAATTTTAGGCTAAGTCTAAACATAATAATGGAAATTTAAAATAACTTTATATAAAAATAATGATTTGGGATAATAAGTATAAATTTTATTATTGGGGACCTTTACTATTTCATGCAAAGATAGACCCTAGATTTTGTGATGAAATGAATGTGAGGGGTAGAAAATTAAACAAAGATTACACACATGAATTAGTTGGTAGTATACACAAAGAACTTGCATTTTTTGATGAAGACATAAATTATTTTTTAAAAAATACCCAATCTGTTTTTGATGCTTATAAAAATTCCTATAAACAATTTAATGAGAATGATTATAATAAATACATAAAAAATAAAAAATTTATATTTAGGGATTTATGGTTTAATTTAATGAAAAAAGGAGATTCAAACCCAATGCATGTACACAATGCAGATCTATCTTTTGTATTGGTTACACAAATCCCAAATGAAATAGAAAAAGAAAATAAAGATTTTAAGGGAAGTGGATATGGTCCAGGCGGAATTCGTTTTGTATTTGGTCAAAACCAAACCCATTTTACTTCTGAACAATACTTTTTTCCTAAAAAAGGAGATTTTTTTATATTTCCTGCAAAACTTTATCATTTTGTAAATTCTTTTAAATCAGATGTCGAAAGAATAACAATAGCAGGTAACATTAATGTGGCCTAGGGATAATAAGTATAAAGCTTATCTATAAATTCTAGGCTATTTTACTACCTATTATAATAATGTATAATGCTTTTATGGCTTTAACAAATGTACAAATAGCACCAGGTTTTAACAAGCAAGTAACTGAGACAGGCGCAGAAGGTCAATGGACTGATGGCGATTTTGTTAGGTTTAGATATGGCTTACCTGAGAAAATAGGTGGTTGGCAAGAAATAGTTAATCAAACTTTGGTAGGTGCTGCAAGAGATCAGTTTGTATGGGCTGATTTAGATGGAAGAAGATATGCTGCAATAGGCACTAATAAACTTTTAGCAATATATTATGAAGGATCTTTTTTTGATATTACTCCACTTGGCACAGCTTTGACGAGTTGTACATTTGATACAACAGACACTTCAGCAACGGTTACTGTTAATAAACCTGCTCATGCATTAGAGCCAGGTGACCTATTTACTTTTACATCAGTTACACCTCCAGTTGGAGCTGGATACGTAGACACAGATTTTACGACAAATACTTTTCAGGTAATCACTGCTCCAAACAGTGATAGCTTTACAATAACAATGGCTACTGCAGCATCAACTACAGTTAGTGCAAGTGGTTCAGCCACTGTTAACCCCTATGTCAAACCAGGTTCTTTAGGTTTTACTTATGGCTTTGGTTTTGGAACAGGGTTGTGGGGAGGAGGACAACAAGTGTTTGGAACTCTCAATGGTGCATTGTTAGATGATAGTAATGGTACAGGCGGTGTAGGTACATCAATTACTTTATTCTCAACTACAGGACTACCGGCTACTGGAACAATAAAAGTTGGATTAGAATTTATATCTTACACTGGTATATCATTAAATGATTTAACAGGAATTACCAGAGATGTTGCAGGAACAAGATCTGCACACGCAGACGGTTCAGGTGTAGAAGTATTTACTGGATGGGGAGATGCATCATTATCACAAACTTTAACAATAGATCCTGCATCTTGGTCTTTAGATAATTTCGGTCAAAAATTAATTGCAACAGTTAAAAACGGTAAAACATTTGAATGGAACCCTATAAATGCTAATGCTAATGCATTAAACACTAGAGCAACTGTAGTATCAAATGCACCAACTGCATCGGTTATGTCTTTAGTATCAGACAGAGATAGGCATTTATTAATGCTTGGAACTGAAACAACTATAGGTTCTCCTGGAACACAAGATAAAATGTTTATTAGGTTTTCTGATCAAGAAAATATTAGTGAATATGCACCAACCTCAGTTA